CAGTAACTCTAGAACAACCAACCAGTATATTACTAACACAAGAGGACCTGGAAACTGTTGTTGTAGAGCGTGATAACTCAATAACAGTTCAAAACAATCAGATCCAAACTGCAACGGTGGAAGATAATGGAGTCATTGTTGCAGAAGAACAGGTATTAGAGCACGTAGTTCAAGGCGGCGTTCAGGGACCTCCTGGAGTACCTGGAGCAAGTACACAGTTTGAATACCATCCTGCAGGAATGACTCTAGGCGGCAACAGAGCTGTTACAGTAAATAGCAGTGGTCAATTAGTATATCCAGACACTACTCAAGTCAACAGCTGGTGTTTGGGAGTCACAAAGCACAGTGCACTGATCGGCGAGTTAGTACAAGTACAAATATTTGGCAGTCACACAGAACCCAGTTGGAGTTGGATTGCAGGTGAATCCATATTTTTGGGTACAAATGGTGTACTCACTCAAACACAACCAACAACAGGTCAATTAATAGTGGTGGGAACTTCTCAAACACCCACTCGTATATTCATAGATATTAATCCCCCAATTTATATGGGCTAGGAGAAAACATGGCAGCAAGTAAATTTTTAGCCCTAGTGGGTGGACGTATCCGTGAAGTGTTTGCTACAGTAGCCAGCTCGGGTGCAATAGATGATGGCAAGATAGTAGCACTGGGCACAGACGGCAGATTAGATAGTAGTGTATTACCAGTAGGTGTTGGTGTAGAAACCAAAACTGTTATAGCTTCAGAAAACTTAAATGCAGGCAACTTAGTTAACATTTGGAATAGTGGCGGACAGTTTCGTGTGCGTAAAGCAGATGCTACAGCCAGTGGTAAAGAAGCAAATGGTTTTGTGTTGAGTTCAGTAACCAGTGGCCAGCCCGCACAGGTATACTTAGAAGGTACTATTACTGGTTTGAGCGCATTGTTACCAGGTCGTTACTATTTAAGCACTACACCAGGTGAAATTACAGATACACCACCTGTCAATGCAGGTAATGTAGTTCAGTATGTAGGTAATTCTGTTAGTAGTACAGAATTAACTTTTGAAGCCACAGACGGTGTAATCTTAGCATAACATGGAACGTAGGCCCCTAGTGGTGGTAAATGGTCGGATCCAAGAGTTACCACTAACAGACACTCTTCCGATCACAAGCGAGGAAGATATGGCTTATTCAAAAAGAACAGATTTTGTAGGCGAAGATGTGATCTATCGTGGTGAAGCGGCAGTTGGTAGTGGTGAAGGTTCAGGTGTCTGGAGAATACGTAAAATCGAATTAGCGGCCGACGGCGACGTTACTGAGACTTGGGCAGGTGGAACCTCAGCTTTCGACAAAGCTTGGAGTTTACGCACTACTTATAACTACAGCTAGGAGGTTAGATGGCTATTACCGTTACAACCGACCTGGTTGATATTTCAAACTGCGACACTACCACAACAAACGGAACATTCTATCGTTTAAACGGCCCAAGTGCCAGCAATCCCATTGCAGAACCAGATGCACGTCGTCAAGGCGTGGCATGTATGGGATACAAGAGTGGTACAGCACTAACACCAACAGATACTGGTGGGCATTTTAACTTTACCACTACATTTGATGTTACTGGTCAACACGTATTTCACTGGCGTAACAGTGTTACAGCAGGTAATACAAATACAAAAGCCAATCGTGGATTGGCTTTTGGACTAACCAACACCAGTACTACCAGTACTACTGCATGGAGTACAACCAACTATAAATTGTGGTTGTTGGATGGCAGCGACACAGATCTTCAGGGTGGTTGGGTACCCTATGCTGTAGACCCCAGTGGTACAGCAGATGTGAGTGCCGGCACTCTAACCTTAACAACTGTCAAAAACTGTGCATTCATTAGTCGTCAGCAAACAGCTGTAAATACCAACTTAAACAACATTCTTGTAGACGCAATTCGTCGTGGCACTGGTGTTACAGCAACCTGCAATAGTGCGCTCGACACCATTACGTTGGAATCAATATACTCAGTAGACAGCACAGTTACCAATGCTTGGGGCATTGTAAACAAGTACAACAACATCTACTATCCAATTGGCACAATCAGAATAGGTGCTACGAACCAGACAAATACTTGTTTGTTTAAGGATACAGACGATGTTATCGTATGGCGTCAGTTACCAGTAAGCTCCACACTTTACAACTTTGTCCTCAATGGAGCTGTTGGGTTTTTAACAACATTTCAGTTGGGTGAAAAATCAGGAACAGTTACATCAAACGGTGTTACTATAAGTCGAACTGGTACTGCTGTATGGAACATAACTTGTAATGCAAATACCAGAGCATTATTGTATGCCAGTACATTAACAGGCCTAAACACTTGTACTCTTACTTCTACAAGTGAAGTGTTAGATTGTACATTTAATAGCTCAGGAACAATAACCACAAATGGAGCAACAATTACCAGTTGTGGATTTACTAATCACACCGCTACTCAGTTGTTAATACAAAGTACTTCAGAAATGAGTGTTGTTACTCTTTGTACTTTTACTAGCAGCGGCACGGGTCATGCAATAGAAATAAAACAGCCAGGAACCTACAGCTTTAGCAATCTAAACTTTTCTGGTTATGGAGCAGACGGTACTACCAACGCCGCAATATTCAACAACAGCGGCGGAGCAGTAACTATAAATGTAAGTGGTGGCACAGTTCCTACTTTTAGAAATGGAACAGGTGCCTCAACCACAGTTACAGCAGCAGCAGATGTTACTCTGACCGGGTTAAAAGCCGACAGTGAAATCAGAGCGTATGTAGGAACAAATCCAGCAACTGCTACAGAAATTGCTGGAATTGAAAACTCCGGCACAAGTTTCACGTTTACACAAAGTGTTGCAGGATCACAAGGCTATATTCAAATATTTCATGTTGAATATCAGCCCGTATTTTTGGAATTGACGTACTCAGGCAGCAACACCTCTATTCCAATTCAACAGATATTTGATCGACAGTATGACAGAGGAACTACGTTCAGTCCAAGTTGATTATTATAAGTAGTATAGTTAATGCCACTCATCATCTATAAGGAACAGTAAAATGGCAGCATATACATCAGATCCAGTAGTTGATCCAGATGAGCTGGGTTATTCTGTCGACGTTGCTTTTGCTTCTGCAACAGAAGAAATCGTAATCAACACGACAGCTAAAACCATAGCTTTAAAGGTTCTAGGTAATCTAACAACAGACGGTGCTACAATTAAAGCCGTTTACTCTAAACTAAAGGATGCTTGGCGTGTTAATACAACGCTAATCAAGTTTCCTTTCCCAATGGGCCCTATTACGGACGAACAGTTCGAAATGAAGAATGGCTGGAACTGGGATAAAACAGAAACATCAGGAAGTGCTTCACAAACAACACCTGAGCTAATTCGTACAGGTGGTTGGGCTGTTCTAAATACTGCCAATGCCATCATAGAAGAGTGGGCTGGTATCGTTACACTAGGTACCTTGGGCTCAACAGACCAAGTTTATTATCAGCAGGTTGGCGCCACCACTGCTTCTGTTAACTTTAAACTAACAGGACCAGTTAATCAGGCTGTTCAAATTCTTCGCGATGATGACGGTGATGGCAACTTTGCTGAGGGCAATGACTTTTCTCGCAAGGCTTACTTTAAGATCTTCGTTCGTGAGTGGCAGAAACTATACGCTCAGTCTGAGATTGCTGATATCGGTGTTGCAACACTATTATCACAAGCATATCGTTTCCCTCTTACCAACTCTACTGACCTTAAGATTTCCAAGACCGAAGTTCAGATTGACGCTAACTCAGATGGAACTCCAGACGTTGGTGTGTATGCAAACGTAAACATCACATATCTGCGTGATTCTTTAGGCGACTTTTACACTGTTCTAGGAAACTATGACAGTGGTTCATTTGCCTATAGCATTGGTGATGTAGTAAAAGACACAGGCAATAATCGTTGGTACAAGTGTATTGTTGCCTATACCTCAAATGCCACACAACCTTCTGCCAACAGCACTAACTGGGCAGCATATGAAGGCGAGCGTTTGATTGGTACTACATATTATCCATTCACAGTTATTATAGACGGCGATACTACAGTACCAGGAACAGGTTCTGGTGGTGCTGCAACAGTTCAAGAAATTTACGAAGCTGTACAGTACAAACTACGCCAGAATATTGACATTGACGCATCAAGTGGTTCTGTAACTGGTAAGACTGCTAATTCACTATTAAAATTCACCGGTGATAGACTTGACACTTCATTGGGTGTTTATATTGACTCATATAATGCATCTGATACTAACAACATTCAGATGGCGACTTGGACTACATCACCTTCATTTGCAGCAACTACTGTTAACTTCCCATTCGTTGCTTCATTAAGAGTTAACTTCGGTGAAAATCTTCAGAACGATCAGTACTCCAAGTATTGGGTATTCTTTACCAACGCCAATGGTAATGAGTATGGAACTACTAATGCCATTATCGTTCAGGACAACGACGACGTTGACATGGCTGGTGTAGTCAATCCAAACTGGCCAACAAAGAGATCGTTTGTATCTCACACCTTTGATTATGACAACAATATTCAAGGTGGAAGAACTGGTAACACTCCTGCAGACGTTACTGTTGTAGGTCTCGGTTTGAGCACTGGTCAGTTTGTTTCTACCACGACTACTATTGGTAAAAATACCGGAAATAGTGCATCGCTGGTTGCTGCTCTTGAAAGAAACTACTCTCAAGGTACTACCTTTCCTTAATTAACGACTAATCCTGGCACTGGTGTTCCAGTGCCAGGACTTTCGGAGACAACTTATGTACAGTAGAAGTGATGTAAGACATGCTTGTTTTAGAGCCAAAAAGAATGTGGCTTCTGAGAATAACAAGATAATCTTACAACAGGTTGAAAAATTACTAATACCAGGCCAAAGATGGGATAATTTTACAAAAGTATGGGATTTATTAGTAGACAAAACTGGTAAGATAGTTATAATTAAACCAGAAACTGATTACGACTTTGTACACTCTACCTGTCTTGAAGCATCACTCTACTTTAGAAAAAACATGGGTTTTGACGATTTTAGTGATCGTCAAAGAAATATAGTACTTATTGTAGAAACTCTTATGCTAGACAACCTAATGTCTTGGGACAATTACGGAAAAGCATGGGGAGTAGAAATAGAACCCGTAACTAATATTTTAAAGACAAAATTATATAATGTTACTTCTAAACAAGTAGAAGTAACTCCTGAAATGATAACTGCTTCTATGAAAGATGCAGATGGTTCCCCACTGAGTGAGCCCAAGGTTTTAGAAGCCAAGCCAATGACACCGGAGCAGAAAGAGGCGTTCGAGGAATTTTTGGCAAGAAAAAATTCTCAACAAGTAAAGGAATAAGCAATGGCCGGAGAACGCAATTATCTACGTGTACCGCCAGATAGTACTGGCAAACGGGTACGTTTAAAACATACTGCACAAGTATTTTACAAAGCAAAAACCGGTGGATATGTTTGGAAACTAGGAGAAAGATATACACTTGGTACTAGTGGCTGGACTATACACGTTCATGGTATTTACGAGTCTAGTATTACTTCTGGTGTATTAGAAGTACACTACTCTAAATCTGCTACTTATAATAATTTATCTCCTATAGTCAATGAAACCATTGTAGATCCTGATACAGGTTCAACAGTAGCACAAGTAGATAGTTTTGTTGATGTTTTTGTAAATTCAAATCATATTATTGGCTATGACAATCCTGAAAATGGTGTAGATGTAGACGCCACAGGATCTATGAATATCAGATTCTCTGAAGGATTACCACAATTAGATGCATTTGGTAAGTTGAGAACTTCAGGTGCCACTATTCTTGGTGAGTATGTATTCAGCAGCGGAACACTACCCACTCAGTTCAATGGCATGTTCATGAACGGCGGAGCGCCTTCATGGGATCCCAACGCTCGTGCACTCGTTTTAACCAATACTACAACATCAGGTTCACACAGTTCATACACATCAAACACATATCACCACTACTTTCCCGGCTCAAGCCACCTATTCATCGGCACGTTTGCAATGGGAGATAGTGGCAAGACTGGTTTGATGCGTGAATGGGGAATGTTCGACGACAAGAACGGTTTCTTCTTTATGATGCAAGGAACTACTCTTGGCGTTGGTTTTCGTTCTAACACAAGTGGTACAGTAATAGATACGTTTATCCCTCAATCTCAATGGAATAGAGATCAAGCAGATGGCACTGGTTCTTCAGGCATGGATCTCGACGTAACCAAAGACAACATCTATTGGATAGACGTTCAGTGGCTTGGCGCCGGCCGCGTTAGATATGGAACATATTATAACGGTCAGCGTTTAGTTCTTCATGAATACTACCACGGAAACAACGCTTCAACACCTGTTACAGCAATGGGTAGTTTGCCAGTGTGCGTACACCAGACGAACACTGGTGCAACAGGTAGCTCAAGCGAGATGCGTGCTTTCTGTATGGCAGTTTGGACAGAAAGCACACTTGATGTTCGAACTACAGCAGCTCCTTCACTTAGAAGTTTCAGCAAGGTTATATCTGTCAACGACACATATCAATATATTGGAACGTTGTCTCCTGGACTAAATCTTCCTAATGGGCAACCTAACAGATCTCTTTACTGGCCAACAGAAATTGAAGTTATTGGTTACGATACAGTAACTGGTCAGCCAGTTCTTTTTGAGTTTGAAATTTACGCAGAAGCTGTTCTTGGAGGAACTGTTTGGAATGCAGTTTCACCAGTATCAACAGTTCAATATGACACAGCAGGAACATTTATTGCTAGCGGACTAGCAGTAAGTCAACGATTTGTGAATGGTCGTGACACTATAGACACCACTACTACCTATGATAATATGCAGTACGGTGCGTTTAAGAATTATTCTGAAGATGGTGGAACTGTTATACAGAACATAACTGCTGCCAGCAATGCAACTACGGCCGTATTGACCCTTGGAACAGCAACAAGATCTGGACTACCAACATTGCCGGGAAGAACGTATTTTAGAAATGCCGAAGCATTAACTATTTCCGGTGTAGTTGGCATGACTCAGCTAAACGGTAACACCTACTATGCTAAGCCTATTGCTGCAAATCAAATAGAACTTTACACAGATGCAGCTCTAACTATACCAGTAAACTCTACTGGTTTCGGAACTTATACTTCTGGTGGAATGGCTATGGGCGATTTTGGCGGTAGATTCCTATTTACTCTTGTAGTTAAGAAGTTATTCGGAACTAATCCAGCTCAGTTTTATGCCAAAATTTCTTGGAAAGAAGTTGTTCAGTAAGGAATAATTATGATTCAACTATTGAATAACTGGCAAGAGGATTGGTTAAATTATCACAAAGTTACTTTTGATGGTGTCAATAGGTTAATTATAATAAATCCTGGCGAAACAATAGTCAATGTAAAACAAGATATTTATAGTAGCTGGAAGGAATGGTCACTAATTAGAGACCATATTAAATACCTTCCAGCTATGCGTAATACTGGTGGAGATCCTATTGGTGGCAATCAGTTTACTGGAGATACTTACTTCTTAATAAATAACTGGCGTATATTTATTAGTGGTGCTTGTGAAATAGATGGAATTGTTTACAGTGATAATTTTCCAACACCATTTGTAACCGCATCAGGAGCGAATGTTGTTAGAAATACAGTAAGTAGCTTAGTACAGAATCTAGGATTTAGTGGTTCACTTACTGCTGACAATGAACAAATTGCAGGAGCTGTTTGGGATTACTTGATGACTGATGCTGACACGCCCGGTAGTGTTGGTGAAAGATTGGGCAAACTATTAACAGTGGCAAAGTACCTTGGATTAAAGTAAGGGGCTTACTATGTTTAGTAAAGACAAAGATATCGAACTACTACACGCTCAAAGCGAAGTAGAACAAAAAAAGCACGACGCACAAAGTACTGCACGAGAAGTTGCTAGTAAATACATCGGCAAAACCGCAGTACCTTGGATTGTATTATTAGTTGTAGTAGGAGTAGTAGCAAGCGCTTTTCTAGACAGTAACACCCTGCCTGCAGTTGTGGGTTTGGTATCAACTGCTGTAATGGCCCTAATAGCTATGGTAACTGGAATCACAGGAACCAAAGAAAAAGAAGAAAAACCAGAGTTTAAGGTAATTCACGATCTATTATCTCGTATAGATAAAAAAGAAGAACCATTACATGTTGTGGTAGAAAATGATAAAGTAACAGTCAGCAAAGGTAGCGATACTATATCCTATAAGAAGTAACCATGAAAGATGACAAACTATTCAAAAATATTATCATCATAGTGGTAATGACGCTGGCAATAATATGTTTGGGTGTTGTAGCTGTGATGCTACAAGCCCTATTCGTACCAGAAGTAGACAATGAAAAAATATTTTCTATTATAGGTCCTGCGTTCAACACAGTAATCGGGGCTTTTGTGGGTTTGCTTGGTGGATTGTCCATCAATAAACCCACCGAATGTAAAGATAGGAATTGATATGTTAGAATTTGCAGCAAGTGGCCTATTAGGCTCAGTATTTGGCGGATTGTTCCGTTTAGCACCAGAAGTCCTAAAATTTTTGGATCGTAAAGACGATCGCAAACACGAATTGTCAATGTACAACCTACAGATCGACTTGGAAAAGACCAAAGGTCAAATCAAGTTAGACGAAAAGTACATGGACTACAATATTGCCCAAACACAGGCAATTCAAACTGCTTTTGAAAGTCAAGCCAAAGAAGCTGCTGCAAGTTACAAGTGGGTATCTGCCCTGAGCGCTTTAGTCCGACCAATGGTAACTTATGTACTATTTGGTATGTACGTCAGTTTTAAGATTGCAATAATTGTACATGCTATCAACAGTGGTGCTAATTGGGTTGATTTAGCAAAAACGCACTGGACGCCAGACGACTTTGCAATGTTAAACATGATATTGACATTCTGGTTCTTAGGTCGCTCAATCGAAAAGCGTAGTGGGTCATGAGTAAAGAAGCCGTCAAACTTTGTACAGATGCTCTGTTACACCCATTTGAAGGCTATCACAAAAAGCTACCAAATGGTGACTGTCAGAGCTATCCAGACCCCGCGAGCCCACTAGGTCGCGGCCTCATTTCAAAAGCTCAAGCAGCTCAAATGGGTCCTGCGGAACTACTTAAAGCAGGACATCCTTGGACAATAGGCTGGGGCACTACAGGACCTGACATTGTGCCCGGTTTGGTGTGGACACGCCAACAAGCAGACGAACGGTTTGAGAGTATGTTGACCAAATTTGTCGCAGGAGCAATGGGTCTTAGTCCAGGTTTAGCAAATGAGCCGCCCAGAAGGTTGGCGGCCATTATCAGTTTTTGTTACAATTGTGGTCTTGGTAATTATCGAATAAGCACTCTTCGTAAGCGAGTAAATGAATCCGACTGGGAAAGCGCCTATCACGAGATACAAAAGTGGAACAAAGCACAAGGTATTGTGTTACCAGGATTGACACGTCGCCGCTTAGCAGAAGGAAATTTTCTTCGCTAAGTGTTTACTAACTAACCTTCAAAATCTATGGCAAATAACAGTGGCAAGAAAGCTCGTCGAGCAGTAAGTCAAGCTCCTGAGAGTAGTTTTTTAACTAAAACAGAATTCAGGGAAGTAAAACCACTAAATTATATACAGGAAACGTATTTAAATGCTATAAAAACCAGTGATATAGTCTTTGGTGTTGGTAGTGCAGGCACAGGTAAGACCTATGTGGCTGCAAGTTATGCTGCAAGTGAATTGTTCCACCGTCGTGTAGACAAGATCATTTTAACCCGACCAAATGTAGAAACTGGCCGAGGATTGGGATTTTTACCTGGTACCTTGGAAGAAAAGTATGAACCCTACTTGGATCCATTTGATCAAGTGTTCTCTCGATCACTGGGTAAAGGATTTTACGAATATGCATTGAAAAGTAAGGCTATCGAACCTCGTCCTTTAGGATTTATGAGAGGTGCTACTTTTGACAATGCTATTGTATTGGTAGACGAAGCTCAAAATGCCACAAAAATGGAGTTGAAGATGTTGTTGAGCCGTATTGGTCGCAACACAAAAATGATTATTAGCGGAGACGATGATCAGA